ATGCAGGAATTGGGTAAGCTCTACCTCTATAATCAAAAGACCAAGGAATAAAGAATTTATCTTTACTCTTAAATCTTTGTACAGCTTCCATTGTCATTCTTGTTCTACATGACTTCTTAAACTCTTGAGCTTGTAGATTGTAAACATCAGCAGCTTGTCTATTATAACTATGACGAGCTTCTTTATTATCTGCTATATCTACAGGCTTAGGAGGTAAGTCATGATGAATAATAGGGAGAAACTTACCGACAGCTCGTTCCAATCTATCTAGTTCTTCCGCTACACCCACAGTAAAGGGGTTTAAACGGTAAGCAACCTTCTGAATTCGGTTCAAGAACTCAATAGGTCTCTCTCCCTGTATAAGGGTCGGATCGCCCCTACGTACCATGTTATGACCACGCATAACCTCATTTAAGATGTAACCGCCACATTTTTCATGTGTCCAGTCATTAGGTTCAATGAGCATTGGCCAAGCAAGTGGGCTGAATAACTCAGCATCACGCATTACTGCGTCCTTGATCTCAAGAAATTCTGGAGTAGGGACAACATGTTGAGTGGTTTTGCGTCCGATTCGTTGTAAATCTTTCGCGAACCATCCGCTACTTTGCATGATGCAGTCAAGTAACCAGCCTCCAAGTTTAATACGATTAGAGATGCCCCATGTTTCCCATTGTTTGACTTCATAGCGATTCATCAAAGTACGGATCACAACTATTTTTTGTTGTGTACCTATTGAACGATGCCAATAGTTTTCTTTTAATACATGTAGTAAACCTGGTGCATGTGTTTCGTAGTGTCGCATCTGGCATTCTTGCTCAACAGCAAGACCAATAGCATCACACACATTTACTGTTTGATTACTTTTGTCTTTATATGAAAAGACTTTATCAAACGTTAGTTTAACAGCTAATGCAGCAGCAGCAAGAGGTTCAACATCAGAAAGATATTGTTGTATCTCTTTAAATGCTGCACCTGTTTTCCCTTCCTTTATCCTGTTGGTAGTGTCTTCAATACGTGCAACCACAAGAGGCAACAAGGTATCGATAGAAGCAGCTGCGTATACAGTAGCAGACGCATACGATTTACTTTCTAAGTCGTAGGTGTTTTTATGTAGACGCTTGAGTCCTTGGGAAATAGCATCACGCTCAAGCTGGATCTGTTCGTCTATCTGTGCTGGTGTCGGCAAATAAGTCCTCCGTAACTGCGTCCTTGGTGAATGTGTAGCATTGCGCTAGCTCAGGATAATCCTCACTAAATTCTTCAAACTGTTCAAGTGTAATCAGGCTCATTTGTTTTGGGTGAAATAGAATGTAATTCGTCTTCAGTGCAGACAACAAATTCGTTGCCGCTCTTCATTAGTTTTTTGATCTTATTCTCAGCAGCATGTTGCTTTTGATAGATGTGTTCTTTGATCTTACCTTTTGTTGTTGTCTCTCTAATGATACAACATATAGAACTAGGTAACTCCCAGCCACTCAACTTCCAATCAACAAACTCTTCAAATGTTGGAGCATATAGAAACTCATCGGGAACTTCTTTCCATTGTTGCCAGTTGTTCGGTAGATAAGGTTTCTTACCACTCATAGTCATCTAAGATAATGTTCTTTACGTTACATGATCCACCGGACAATTCAGCAGCAGCCCATGCAGCATGCTCTAAATTGGGTGCAAGTAGGAACCGCACCTGATCATCAAGTGTTGTAGTGTAACGCCAAGTTTTTGGACGTTCTGTTTCTTTTCTCATGGCAATCATAGGATGTCATTGGGTTTGATGTACTGTGCTTTCAGAGCTTCTGTACGCTCTTTAAGCTTCTTTAGTTGTCTTTGTACCCACAGCGTTTGAAAGCCTGCTGTGGGAGCGTGTGGACGTGTCTCAGGTGTCATAATGATGGTAGCTCGATGGAATGAATTGTATACTCTAATTTGTTGAGACGTTCTACTTCTTTATCCATTGCTTTCTCAGAACTGACAAACAATGAACGCATCTCATTTAAGAAATTGCAGTAGTAGTTAATCCTGATCATTTCTTACCGTAGTAACGTGATGTGATGCGATTGGAACGTTGATATACTGTTGCCGTGGCAAATAAGCCTAACATGCCGACAACAGCAAGAATGATTGTGGTTTCAGTTGGCATTAGAAGTTTGTTTGATTGGGTAAAGTCTGCCGCGATAATCGAATAACCACGGATGATAAGTGGTTTCAGTTGGCATTAGTTGTCCTCCGTGGTGGTGTCGTTCTTGTCAACATACTTTTGTAGTACTTCAATCATTTCTTTGGCTGAATCAAGAATATGTGGCTTATCTGATAGCTCCTCAAATACATTACGCTTACTACATAATGCATTGCGACAAGCTATAAACATAGCATCAGCATTTACACCATTGATACAAATACTGTTGTCTTCGCAATCATGTAGATTGATAGAGTCGTCACATTGTGCCCAATAAACTGAAGCACCTTTCATGTAATATGTGTACATGACTGAGGGTGATTGAAGCATAACTGCGTCCTTGATGAATGTGTTGTGTATGTGAAACCCGTCAGCATTTGTATTAGTAATACTGACGGATTGTAATTAGTTAATAATAACTATTAATCAGAAGTTACGATTGAAGAAATAGTATTCGCAATCATGATAGATTGCAAAGTAATCATATTGCATTGATTGATGCCATACCATCTCCCAATCAATTGCAGTCTGTAGGAATACTGGCATTGCATCGATTGCCTCGCTGTAGCAATCACATAGCAAGTCCTCACAGAATGTAGCTTCGTCACGATAACACCCGCTGAAGGCATCATCTAGTTGATCTTCAGACTCAATACCATAACTCTCAAGTTCTTTGAGCATGGTGTCAACCTTAGACGCACTGTCGATGTCAAACATCTCGGAGATGCGTTGTTTCATGTCTGATTCTGCTTGCATAGTTTCTTCTGCATCATGTGATTCAACCTCTAGTTCTGTAGGTTGAAACCGTTCTGCAATGTATGCATCACGTTCTGAACCAGTGAGAAGAATAGTGTTGCTAGTCATAGTGTAAGGATGTGTGTATGTGTTGATGAAAGACAATCAGCCGACAACAGTAGTTAGATTGCCTTTGCAGTAAGCATTGACAAACTTACCGAATGATACAATCTCTCCAAAGAATACATCGACAATTGCTTCCTCATTAACATTCTCATAAAGATATGTTTTTGCATTGTTCTTGAATTGTACCATCACTTGATTAGTAGATGGGTTGAGCAAGATGTTACGAACAGTGGAAGACTCGATGGTATTAGGCTTGAAGAACATGATGATAATTGGGTGAATGAATAGGTGAGAAGTGTTGAATCAGACAGCAAAAGAATAAACTTTGTTGACGTCAAACACAAGTGAATGAGTTGCGTTGCTGTTAACGCAGTTACGATTGAACCAGAAACCAAGAGACACAGACTTATTCAACTCAAGGTTAAGCAATGCACGACGTGATACATTATAGTAAGTGTAGAACTTACCATCTTTGAATTGTACGTCACACGTGCCACGAAGTACATCTGTGCGGATGTAGCTGATGAATGAAGATGATTGGTAGGTAAGCATGTGTATGTGAAATAAAGGTGAATAGTGGTAGACGTGAAGTCTACATCTAACCAAACAAATGGCTAGAGGTAAACATCAGAACGAGTTCCTTAAGAGTAAGCGTACATAAACTCAGACAACGTAAACGTGTCGTCAGTTCCTGTCTCAGTTACAAGTTCAGCGTGTGACAAAGCATTGAGATAGTCAAGATGTTCGTCAAGTGTGAAGTCATCGTCGGTAGGCTCAACGTCATGCATAAGCTGGATATACTCAGCTTGCAATGCATCGACAAGCTGTTGGTGTGAGTAGTCAGTTGGAAGTGTTTGCATGAATTAATGATAGCAGATGAAGGGAAGGAAGTCAAGCGGTAGTGGACAGCTTAGTGATTGTCTGAGATGGTGAATGAGGAAGATTCGCAACGCTCAATCAAACCATCACGAATGGCTTGACGATAGTAATACTCACGTTGCAGTTGCTCGTGATATCTCTTGGTAGCTGAGGCGATGAGTTGTTCTTTGTTCATGCTGTTAGTATGGCAGAGATTGGCGGGAAAGTCAAGCAGTGGTGGACAGTTATCTAAGTGGTTGATAGTACGTGTGTTCTACGCTCTCGCTTATTTCATGATGCTGAATACCATTAATCTTTGCTGGTTTGTTACGCTTACCCTTTGGCACTTTGTTACACCATAACAATGTACGCATAGGCTTAGCTCCGAGTGTGAATGTGACTTCCTTTAGTTTCATTAGTTTGTGTCTTTGTAGATGTAATCAACTGAAGCATGTGGATATGTATTACTCCACAATGCTATTGAATGATATGCACGCTCTTCATCAATGCATACCTCAAGCAACTTACGCTTACCCTCACTGTCTAACATGTAAACATGGAACATAACTCAAACCCTCGCAAATGTATATCCATTCTCAAACTGATGGATTAACTTATCATCAGTGATGAACCACTCAAACTTATGTTGGTACACACTACATGTGAACCCATCACACAATCCATTGATGATTGCATTGAGTCGTGACTTGGTTGTATTACTTTGCCAACCTCCATCATATACTTCAACCTCTTTATCACTAATGCTTGCAATATGATTACAATGTAGATGAACTGAAGTAACACCTATCGTACTGTCATAGTATACAGCAGTGTTATCTTTCTTCCAATCTTTACGCTGTTTGATAGCGTCAATCATCTGCTGTTCAATTAGTCGCATGCTCTCTCCGTTGGTGATGTACATAGTATGGCACAGCTCACACCATAAGTCAACATGGCGTGGACAGTTTGCTTACTGCGCTAACACGTAAGCGTTACGTATACGTTACGTATCCGTGCCACTAAGTAATGCGCATACAGATGTTTTGAGAATCATTATCATTATCAATACACAATAACGATACGTATTCGTACCGCAAATAAATAAATTAATCCGCTCGCGCTACGCGCTCGCTCCGCTGCATACTATACATGATCATACATTATTGTACAGTACGAATGCGTATTAAAGGGAGCGAGCGAAGCGAGCGGGCTGTAATCAGTATATTTTATACCCCTATGGGGGTTTTATTAGGATTACTTATATAAAGATAGACCTGAGACATTTTTGTCATTTTTTTACGAGGTAATTGCTCGCACTTCGTGCTCGCCGGGCCACATTGCTTCTGAAACAAGAGGAAAATGAGTACGTATTAAACCTTTAACGCCAGTTGCAATCAATTGATGTTCATATTGAGTCCCGTTAGCGCATCTTAGCGCAGTATAATGCAACCAAGAGCGGAGAGTACCGTTCATATAGAGTTTAGTAGGTGTACTAAGGGGTAGAACATCTCTTGCACATTCTTTAGCGACACCAGCGGCTAACATTTCGTTATAGAGTGCTAATGATTGATCAAATAGGTCTTGAGTACGTATTTGGAACTCTTGTTGAGTAAATTCATTAAGATCATCAATACTATTCTGTCTATTTGAAGTATCTTGCCGTCTAAAGTTAGGTAATGATGGCGTGTTAACGACTTGAGCGTATCTTTGACTAAACTCTTGAAAACTAAAAGATCTATGTCTTAAGATTTGACTAGCAACACTTCTGGTAGTGTCAATCTGTACACACATACTAACCATTTCAAAGGGTGACCAATGATTATGTTTAATAAGATATTTAATTAATTTAATACAATCAGGATTATCTTGATTATCAGGATTAGATACTCTAGCCATATAAGCTATCAATTGTTCAGCATCAGGAGTGACATGAACTAACTCTACATTATGCATACAGTAGTATAAGTTGTGGTGGGATTAATGTTTGTGGTGGGATGTTTAATAAGTTCTCACGGGATTCATCTTATTAAAGAAGGTGTTTATAAAGAATGAAGAAGAGGGAGTGTTTGTCTTTGTGTCTTTGGATCCTCCTCACTCTTCATTAGAGAAAGAAGGAGGAATGAGAGCTTGTCTCGAATTCCTCCCCGTTCGGGGAGTCGGGTCCACCCTTCCCTTCCCCCCTATAAGGGTCGGACCGTTCTAAACCCACGTAGGTATTGAGTTTTTACCACCACCTTTAGATTGTTGTCTTTGTTCTAAATTCATACCCATAACGAGATGATTAGCGGAAGCTTGAGGATCATCAAAGAATTCTTCTAGCATTGAATTCCATTCATTACGTTTCCTATCTTTAATAGCTTCTAGGGCAGAGATACCCATTGCATCTGTATAATATTGAACACCTTGAGCGAGAGCATCTAATCTATCATCATGTCTAATTGCACCTTTTTCACGACACATCCTAGACATTTGATAAAATAACATATAAAGAAGACGTTCTTCTGGAGCAGCTTGTGGGTTAGATTTAAAGTCCCATTCAATTACCGAACGATCAATAACGAGTCGGTGTTGGTTGAGGATGGGTTCAAGGGAGTCAATGATTCGATCTTCCTTTCTAACATTTGCTCTAACTTCTTCAATATCAATATTTTGTCTTGTTTGGATAAGATGCTTTCTGAAAAGCTCACTAACAATACCATCACCAAAGTTAGTTTCAATAAGAAGTTTAGTAACGCCATATTTCTTACAACCTTTTAAAATATCAAGTAATGTGTTGTCGGAGTATCCGTCTCTGTAAGCACGCATGTCGTGCAAGTACAAGAAACCGTTACGTTGGGAGATATAAGCTGCTGCCGTTTCATCCGATCCACGACCCGACGGGTCAACAGAGCAGATTGTTTCTTGGTAAGGATCCCATGTTCCTTGTAACTGCATTGGAGAGTAGAAATAATCTCCAGGGAGTCCAACAATGGGGAGGTCTTTGATAACGTTTTGTGGATCTGAGCACCAAACAACGGATTCGGGAGCAGTAGTGGGATTAACGCTAGTGACGATAAGGTCAGAGCATTTAAGAGGGAATTTTTCAGCATCGGATAAACTCGTATCTAACATGAACTGCAACATAAAGTTGCTACGACCCATTGACGCTTCACGTTCAATCAGGTCATCATTATCAAATCTATCATCAGTTACATCCCATTGTTCAGCACCTTGATCAATATCTTGTACCAATTGAGGCGCTAACAAGCCTTCGTATTGTGTCACCTTTCTTGGATACCTAGCAGGCCAAACAAAGGGCTTGTAGGCCCGTTCAGCTAGTTTGCGATAAACGGTAAAAGTAGTTTGGGGGGTACCCAGAAACATAATACGACTATCATTCTTGGGAGTAAGGATAGATTCAGCTTCTGTACATAATTGTAAAAGTTTCTCTCTCATAAATTCTGTCATTGAGTTGCCTGGAACCTCAATGTCGTCCAGAATCATTAAATCAGCACGACTACCGGTAAGCTGACCAGTAATACCCACTGATTTAACAGAAGGGGCTTGGTGAGGGGAGCAAGCAACATCAAATGAGATACGACTCCAACGGGAGTCATCAGATTTTGGGCGCAAATGTACCAACCAGGGTGTTTCAATGATTAATTTTTGTAGGAAGATTGACATGTTATCTGCACGTTCTTTAGATGCAGATATGATCATTATTTTCTTTTCGGGGTTATTAAATAAAGTCCAAAGAACAAAAGCACCAGTAATCCAGCTCTTACCAACTCCCCTAAATGCTTGGATTTGTAAACGCTTTGGACCATGTTGAAGGTAATCAGCAATTGCATATTGAGCACGTGTAGGGTTTGGTAGATCTAATTCACTCCATAATGCTTGTAGGAATAGCTTAAAATCGTCTTTAAGGAGGTCTAAAGTGTTCATAGGTAGAATCTAGCGTGTAGGGGGTTAGGAGGGCTTACAGGCCCAATGGAGAGGCCAGACGAACAGCAGAGCCAAAGAAACTGAACGCTTGTTTGCCAAGGTATTCAAATTCATTAAGTGGGTCACTAGCTATTTTTTCTAAAGTAGAGGGTTCACGTTTAGTAATTGTAGTTTGATAAGGATCAGGTCGTTTAGGTTGGATACGACCAGCTTTAATATCAGTATCACGTTCTCTACGTTTATCTCTTTCAATACGATTTTCAGCAAGCATTCCTACACCACCAAGAGCTGCAGAGGCACCAGCTAATGGTGGAACAACTAAAGAAGCAAGACCTAAAACACCTGAAGCAGCATTAAGACCTGAAGCAATTTGTTCTTTTCCAGTTTTAGTTACAGTACCATAAGTACCTGTAGTTGCTGCCGCAGCGTCACTAAGAGCATTAACTGATGTTAAAACAAGACCTGCTTTACCGATACCTGGTGCTAATTTAACAACGCTTTTACTAAAATCAAAAACACTTTGTAATCGTGATGTTAAAGGTACTTCTTCAATTATATTAGAAGGTAAGTCAAGATCTGAAACTAATTTGTTTAAACCTTCTTGTGTTAACTCTGTGTTGTCTAAAAGTTTTTTAAAAGCTTCAGGGTTTTTAGCTAATTCTGGGTTTTGACGGATAGCTTCAATTGCAGCCGCGTTTTGTGGTGCACCTACAGAAGCCAGTTCAGGGCTAGTTAAAATTTTACCTGACTGATTAATTCTAAATTTATCTAATACTTCTTCAGAAGTTATAGCTGCTTCAACAGTAGCATCCGCCATACCTGCAACAGTACTCGCAGGTTTAGGTGTTAAAGCTTTATCTAATAAATGAACACCACCTTGATGAAACGGTTTTAGAATACCTTTAGCATTAGGATCTACATTACCAGGTCTTAATTTTACTTTTCGTTTAATTAAACCACTTTCAAGGCGATCATCATATTCAACCCATTGAGGTGCATCAAATTGAATAACTTGGTCTGCAGTTATTTTTACACCAAGACCATGGTGTGATTCTATTAATGCCGAGATGCCTGCAAGTTCAGGAAATTCTTTATTAGCTGCTCGCCAGGCATCATGTGTTAAAGGTTTGTTGCTATCAGTCAATAATTGAGAAAGATTAGCATTAAACTGTTTGACAGCTTTTTTAATATTTTTATTGATTTGTTTTAATCTTCTTTTATCAACAGCATCTTGTTTAGATTCAACCCATTCTCTTTCACGATCTAAGTATTTACTTAATTCTTGAATTCTAACACTAAGTGTTTCTGCTTTAGTACCTGAAACTTTGTTTAACGTGCCTTGAAACCGTTGCAATGATTTCAAACGATCATTAAAATCCATTAATTAATATACTCCATAATTAGTTTTTCACGGAGTCTATTAACTCCAAATTTAGTTCTCATCCAACTGAGGACGGGTGTACTTCCTTTATCCTGATTACATCTAGTACAGGCGCATACAACATTTGTTGCGACATCCTCACCGCCACGTGCGCGAGGATGAACATGATCGATAGATAACTGACTAAGGTCATAAGTTTTTCCGCAATAGATACAAGTATGGTCAAAGTGTTCCTTAATAGAGCGTCTCCACAGACGCTTAGCTTCTGGTGAGGTCATGGCTATTAAGTTGTATAGGTAATCTTTAGGGGTAGGAAGTAGGGGAGTCATGCGCGTCCTTTACGTGCTCTGTTTTTTGATGCTGCTTCGAGGAATGTCTTTCCATTTTTCTTATGGGATACATCCTTGCCATCACCGTTACCGTAGGTTCCACGTTTACGGTTTTCTTTATTTAATGCAGACCGTTTAGAGATCTGTAATTTAGAGCCATCATATTTCTTTTGGTAAGATTTATAATTACCATTAGCATATTTAGCTCCACTATAACTAGACTTTCGAGCCATATAGTCTCCGTTGTACAAGTTCAGGATCTACAGTAGGCATAATACTAACTAATTTATCTAGTGGGCTACCTTCAAAGGCGACACCACTAATATCATTTTTAGATAACCAATCACAAGCTGCTTTTAGATCTTGTGTAGAAGCCTCACCCGATTTAATACGGGCAAGGAATTCTTTTGTGACAAGATTATGCAACTCATTGAACTGGTCTTCAGTTGCTTTCTTGTTTGTCATTTAGCCTTTTTAGCTTTAGCTTTAGGTTTAGCTGGTGCTTTAATCTCGTAACGTGTTTCGTTAGGTTCATGTACTAGGTGTGATTCAGCACGTTCTGCTTTAGCTTGAGTTTCGTATGTACCGATAACTTTATCAGTATATGAATCAATAATTTGATAAGACATAATTATACGTTATAACCTTTACGTTCGCTAGGAAGCTTAGCTTTTTTAGGTAGATCTTTCCACTGCAAAGGATCTCCAGGTTTCGTCTGTTTTGGCCGATCTTTCATTTCTTGGATGTAAGATTTTTTTCCGCCTCTTGGCATGATTAATTCCTCAATACGATTTGATCTAATTTGTTTTCTATGCGTACCATATGGTCTTCCATACGTTGCACCATCACTGATAAGTCAGCTTTGGATACGTAGTCTTGAGCTACGCTTAATTCAATAGCATCAATACGTCTGTCAAGACCACTAATGCGATCATGTACGTTATTTATTCGATTGTGTAGTCTGTTGTTAAGAGCTGCTCCACCGCCTATTAATGCGACAAGAGCAGTAACTGCTGCTTCCATCTATTCAAGTGCCACGATAGGTACAATGTCATTACATAAGATTTCAACACGTGATCCAGGTCTAAAGGTAAATCCTTTTTGCATGATCTCTGTACATTTTAATGCTCTAACTAATTCATAGTCAAGGCGCATCTTTTGTTCGTGTTTACGGGCGATAGCTTTACAGGTTTCAGTCATGCCACCATCTAATGGCACTGAAAAACTGATCTGTGCTCCCCAGTTATTACTTTTGGTATAACTATCACGTTTCATAGGTGTTGTATCGTTACCCATATAAAACGGTGAGAACTGCATGGTTGTACCATTACAGCTGTTATTACCACTAAAGTATTGTCTAGACGGTGCTCCGTTATTTTGAAACTGCACCGCCTGATTAGTGACGTTACCAGTAGCTGCTGCTACAGGACTAGATGTATTTTGAACCTTAGGATCTTCTGCGTAAGCAGGGCTTACTGCGAGAAGATTGATAATGAGGTAGTAGTAGAAACCTGTTCGATAGTTTCGTTGATATCGATTGTCTCTACGACTCCTGCTGCTCTTTCCACCAGTTCTAGTTGAAACTGTTCCCCAGCATTTGTTACTGAATAAGTTGTGGAGCTGTTTAAGATGTCTCCACTTGGTGTTACGTTTGTTCCTGACCATGATGAGTATTCACCACCATAGATCTCAGTCGCAATTGTCCGATCAATATCAATAGTGGTAGTAGTGGTTGACTGCATTGACCCTTGTGTAAAATTAGGAGTCACTTGTGCTACAGCTGGACTAGCCAGCATTAATAAAGCTAGTAAGTACTTCATTCTTCTTTCTTTTTAGGATCTGATGATTTACTATTAGACTTATTGTTTGAAGTAGATAAACCAAAAGTGGCAAGCGCCCCTGTAAAAATAGACGCAGGAAAAGTAATATCCCCACCTACGCTTTTCTTAAACATTGGCAATTCTACGTAGTTTAAAGTAATAATAAAACCACTCCATACCACAACACCTAGACGTACAAACGTACCTAAGATTTGAATTTCATCTTCAGTATTTTCCTTTACCTTTTTCAGGAAGTTTTTGGGCTTCCCTTCTTTTTCTGTAACTTGCTCCATGCTTGTTTAATTATTGGTTTAAAAAGCATCACTAAATATTTAAATAGTGATTGTCCAAGTAATGTGGCAGCAACTGATATAAACGCTGTAGTTGCTGCAGTAGTCATAATAGTATTTGTAGGCATTGGTACTTCAATGTCTGTAAAAGGTACTGTTATGATTTGCGCTTCTGGTGGAACATAAGGCTTGGTTAAAGTTGTCTTAGGTTTTGATTGCTGATTGCTTTGATTCCCATTAGGTGTCTTTACCTTCGGAACACCCGGCGGTGGTTTAAGCATATTAGGTGGCACCACAAGTGGCCTGTAAGAAGGCAAATCAGCTTGTGGTACTTCTAGTATAGGACCGGGTAAATTAGGCGCTTCAGGAAGCTCTAGAAGGGGGAAGACAGGTATTGCTTCCCATTCCATCATTCTTTTAGTTGTTCAGCTAAGTTTAAAATGTTTTCAGTTGTATTTGTACCTTCAGCTTGAACGTAAGCAAGAGTTTCTTCAACAGTCATATCTTGAATTGTCTGAAAATCATCTTGGGGGTTTTCGTCACCAAGTTGATGTTTGAGAGTTGATAAAATATCTGTTTCCATAATTATTAAATAGTGTATTCAAACCTGCTTCTAATTGCAAAGCCTTTAGAAGTATTTGTACTACCTCCTGATCCTTCGTAATATATGTATGTAGAGGAACTACTGTTATTGTAGTGCTTATCAGGTCCAGTACTGGAAGATGGAGTACTGCCAGAACGAATACTCCAACTTCTAGATGTAGCTTCTCCAGGGGTTAATGTAGTTGAAGTAGCAGCTGCATAGGATGAAGAGTTAGTACTAGGGGCATTAGAAAGAGAATGAGTTCTCCAATTATTAGAAGTAGTATTAGAGACTGTTCCATTTAAGTTAAAATCACAGAATGCTGCGTCAGTTTTAAAATCCGCATCTGCGCCTATAATTCCGACGAGAATTAACTTTCCTGATTCTCCAACATAATTAGTCACATCTACGGTCGCTAGATCCCATTCATCAGTATCTGAGGTATGTTGTTGACCACTTTTAGACCATAGTAGAACCCGATTGTTACCAACAACCTCCCAATAAAGGTAAAAGGATTCCATTTCGGAACCAAACATGTGGTACCTAAAAGTTAATTCGGCAGAAGCACCGCCACCGCCGCCGCCACCACCACTACCGCCAGAAGCCGCAACAATTGTCTTAGATGAAATCGAAGTACTAGTTGCTGAAAGCCTCATTAGACTAACTCCGTAACTTCCAGTACTCCATCAGTACTTGCATCACGGATGTAAGAAAGGTAAGAGGCGTTTCCTACTGCAAGGTCAAGGCGTTCACCATTAGCAATAAAATGTGAAGTAGTAGCACTAGCTGTCGCTGCAGTTGGTGCAATTTCATAACGCACATCTGCTCCTACTGCTCGCATGCTAATACGATATACATTAGGACTTAGTTGTGTATTGGCAGATGCTGCTCCTGCTGTACATTGACGTGCTACGCCTGGTGATCCTAGAATTTCTACGTTTTTAGTAAAGCTCATTTCTTTAAATTAATACGGCTTGTGATAAATTGAATAGCATAATCATCTACAGTGTTATCTGTTGATTCAGCAATTTTTACTAGCAAATCAATTACTAGTTTTTTAACAGCTTCTGATTGTACAAAAGCAAACAGTACTGGACGGATAAGAGTAATCATAATTTTAAGATGGTTCGGTTGGCCAAGTAATGTTGTGAGGAAAGCCTTCTGCTGACGGCAAGTCACGCAACGCTGCACGATAAGTTGCCCAAGCTGCTTTATCAGCAGTGCTATCAGCAAGCTGAGTCCAATCAGATTCAGTTAGCTTCTGAGTACGTGTAGTGCGTACAGCCGTAGCTGCTTTACTATCAACACCAGCTTTATATGCTGCTTCATTATCAGCAGCACTGGTTACAACACCTTCGCTATCTGTAGTGTCAGTAAAGACTGGACCAGCGATAAACTTAGTAAACCACTGTCCACTAACTTCTTCTACACCACTACGTGTACTAACACCATAAGGTGCAGTTACCGTAGCTGCAGGACCGTTAAGCACAGCATCATAGCCATAACTATCTAGGACTTCAGTTGTAATTTGCTTAGGGAAGCTTGTATTTGGTTGTGAGGCTTTGAACTGACTAACAGTAGTCAGCTCACCATTTGATCTGTTTCTAATTTCCATAGTTAGTTAGTTATTTGTTTAAGCGATTGCAAGGAAGATGTAGGTGTCGCCAGTTCCATTAAAATGATCAAAACCTGTAGCAACTGTAAAGCCAGAAGAGTGTGGATCAATTCGATCGCTTGATGTTACTTGCGCAGCATTGGTGTTAAGTACCACGTATGGCTCATCGCCAACATTAATACCCCGCACTGTATCAAACACATACCAATCACCAGTGCCACTTGTACGTTTAATCATCACAAACCTTGCACCATTTGTAAATCCGCAGTCAATATCTTGACTAGTACCGTTACCTGTGTAACTACCTACCTTTGATATGCCAGGTAAAGTTGCGAAGAGATAGGCGAGAAGATTATAACCTGACTTGTTAACTTCAGGATCAGTTCCTACCGTAAATTCAGTTGATGTAGGAAATGTGTCATTCCACCAGGACGCCGAATCAACACCTG